TAACGTGATTTCATTGCAAAAATCAGTCCTGTAGGTGCAGTCATTGGCTGAACTCCAGCAACATCATATGCAATCATCTGAGGCATAGATCGGCGAACCAAAGAAATTAAAATTGGATCCCAGCCATCTACGTTAGAACCAGCAGGTGCAACACCAGAGTTAGTAGGTGCAGCTTCTGCCAAGAACTTCTCTTGATTTTCCAACAAACGCAAAGTAACATCTCTGCGATATGAATCTTTAATTTCAGGAAGGTCAGCGTGTTCCATTACTGGAGCCCATTTTTCCTTAATTGTTTCTGATAAATACATTTTCTTACTCCTTTAAATTTTATTTAATTAATTAAGTTAACCTTCACTCATTCCATTATTTTTTTGATAAGTGAGAAATTGCGTTCATTACACCGTCCATACGACTATCACTTGTTCCACTAACAACTGGATTATTGGTGCCTGCAGTTTTCTTGTTATCTACTACTTCTGTACTATCAGATTTGAAATAGCTATTCTTGATAACATTGAGTTTTTCCGCATACTGTTCATCAGTATCGTAATCAACATCTTCTGTTAGTTCAGTAAACTTTTCAACATCTGTATCAACCATTCCTTCTGAAACTGTTTTGAAAACTGATGCAGCTTTATATGTATTTAATTCTTTCACTGTGTCCATATGCTTTTCAGTTTGTTCGTCAAGTTTTGTTTCCAATTCAGAAACTTCAACAACTAGACTTTCAAAAACATCTTCCTTCTCTTCGGGTACATCAATATAATGCTCTTCAAATAACTTCTTCAAACCAGAAATAAAACTCTCCGTAACTTCGTTACGAACTCCAGCTTCAACTGAAAGTTTATTCTCTGTCATCCATTCCTTTGTTGCGTAGGTGAGATACTTATCCATGTTCTCTGTCATCTCTTCCTGCATGGCATCAATACGCTCGTCTTGTTCTTTCTTAGACTCTTCACGAATCTGTTTACGAATCTTGGAAATCTTAGACTTAACTGCAGCTTCAAAGATTGTTGCAGCTTTCGTTTTGAATGTTTCAGAAAGTTCTTCACCGTCTATAAGAGCAGCAACGTCTTCATCAACATTAACTTCGATTTCTTCTTTCTTCTCTTCGTCTTCGTCATCGTCATCCCCACCATCTTTTTTCTTCTTAGCAGCAATTGCTTTTTTCAGAGCAGGAGGAAGTTCACCTTCGTCCATCTCTTCTTCGTCTTCGTCTTTGCTTTCTGCTTTTGCAGATGCTTTAGATTTCTTTGGTTTAGGATCACCAGCTTTAGATGTTCCACCTTCTCCATCTTCTTCTGATTCTTCTCGGCCGTCTTCTGCATCTAGTGCTGGAAGACCTTGCTCTTTATTAGAATCTTTTGCTTGCTCTTCGATTTTCTTTTCAATTTCACTATCTTCCATCATATCTGCTTCTTCAACTTGTCCATTTTCTTTAGCCATCTTAATACTCCTTTAATGTGTTTAGTGTACTTATTTATAAGATTATAAATTCTTCATAAAATTTTGAAATAATTCAATCTTCTTTTCATCGAGTTTCTTGGATATTGTATTTCTGATTTCATTACGGATACTATACTCAACTTCACCAGTAATACTAAACTCCCGACCTTCCATGATTCCATTTACAAATGCTTCTGGAGCACTGGGGTCTGAAACAATATCAACGGTTGACAAAACGAAATCTTTTTGAACTTCGTTTACACCAGATTTGTTTGCCTTGACTGATCCAAGTCCTCTTGAACTTACTCCCAAACGTACACCAGACTCAATGAGATTCTTAACGATTTTACCGTTAGGTGTATTCATAATCTTAGCTTTACCTATGAAGTTTTTGCCGTCTTCATAAAGTTCTGTAATAATATGTGAAACCCTGTCAAGGTTAATGGTAGGGCCAGAAGGGTGTCCCAACTCTCCCAATGCTCTTGACTCTTTTACAAATTTATTATTATATTCTGTTACTTGTTTTTGCAGAACAGAAAACGGATAGACACGACCATTCTGATTCTGAATATCAGACTGCATAAAGATACCTTTGATATATTGTTCTTTTGCTTTACCTTCAACAATATATTCAACATCTTGTGAACATTCGGTAATTAGTTTCATTCGCTGCTCCTTAGTTTTTCAATTCTTTCTTTTTCTGCTTTTTTAAGATGTGGTAACATCTTTTTAGCTATCTTTTTAATGACTGCTTTCTTCTTATCTAATTTTTTATCTAATTGATCTAGTTCACCATAACCTAAATCTTTTCGGTCTTTATTATTTAATATTTTCTTCGTAAGGATATCCCTTGCTTTCTTCATTGCACGTTTTTGTATTACTTCAGAAGGTGCTCTTTTCTTCATAGCTCTAGCACGTTTCTTAGCAATAATATTACTCTTAGCTTTCATCAAACGTCCACGCTTGATTCTCTGTGCAGGTGTTAATGCTTCATCCATCCGTGGTATCCTTTGTCTCTGGGACTTTATCATGGGTTACATACTTAAACCCTTTTTTAAAATCATCGACAGCTTGATATATTTTGTTTCTCATCATATCGGTGAATTGATGATTGGCTTTTGTAAATTTTTTATCTATAATATTTTTAACCATGTTTGGATCACTCATTAGACTTCCTTTCGTTTAACATAAAAGTTGCATTATTTATTTGTTCCCTAAGATCAGACTCATCAACTTGATATTCAATTGATGCCTCTAGGATTGCTTTATTAATTCTCATAATACCATAGGTATCAGTTAATTTAAAAGCATGATGAATTGCTTCATCCATGTTTCCTAACTCTGGTGAATCAGAAACTTTCTTTTTATAATTTTCAATAAAACTTGATTTAGTTATTTTCATAATTATAATGGTGCTGTAGTGTTACCAGTTAAGTCAGGGTTATACTCAAAGTCATCAGGGCCTGTACCCGTTTCTTTCTTAATCTGAGCATCAATAACTTTAATTTCTTCATCAGTTTGTCGGAGAATATTTTTTCTTACCCATTCATCTGAAATATATTTTCCAACATATTCGTCAACACCTGAAAGAATCTCAAATCGTTCTCGCATGATCTCGTTTTGTTTGAGCTCTGCATAATGAGAATCTTTTGTCCAGATATATTCTAGTGAATCTTTAATACCATCCCAATCTTCCTCTTTGATAATACCTCTTAGTATTAACTGAACTCTAAGTAAGTCCGTAAACAAAGATGAAAATCTATGACGAATCCTAGCAATGAACTTTGCAAACTTTATTTCATCTCTACTAATCTCTGATGTTCTACCAAGATTAAATGAGGTTGATTCAGTTCCTTCAATTCGTGAGATAGGAACATTCAACGATTGATAAAGTTTCTTTCTGAAATATTCTATATCATCAATCTCTCCAAGATTTGCACCAGAAGGCAACGTACTAATTTCAGTACCTCTACCACCTTCCCGTCTTGGTAGCCAGAAGTCTTCCAACATTGACATCTGTTTTTTCTGATCTTCAACTTCACCTGTAGTTGCATTGTAAACAACTTTTTGTTTATACTTATCCATTACAGAACGTAAGTATTGTTCTGCTTTAACCTTTGGAAGATTACCAACGTCAATATAAAATATTCTACGTTCTGGAGCTCTTGCCAAACGATAGATAACAAGTGAGTCCTCAATCATTCTTAATTGATTGTAGGGTTTAATAGCTTTGTAAAGATAACCGATAACAACTTGTTTCTCTGCATCAATAACACCTGAATGTACATAAGAAACTGCATCAACGGAAACTTTAACCTCCTCACTAAAACGTCCTTGAGGTAGGTACTGTCCAGTTAATTGATCGGGTTTATAAATAAAGTACTCTTCAATTTCTTTTATAAACTCAACATTTGATATTGGGTCTTTTTCTCTTTTTATCTCTCTTACTTTTTTGATATCAAGTGCGTCAACAGGAATCAAAGCTTTGATTCCGTCTTTCTGTTTATTAATATCTACAATGATATGATGATAAATCTTTCCATCAACATACCATTTCTTAAATAGGTCTGCACCATTTTTATTGAAATCTAAAAGCTTAACAATCTTTTTAAACTCATCACCTATTTTCGTTTTTATGTGGTCACTCAATTCAACTGCGTCTAAAGAAATTGCGATAGATGATTTGCCAGTCTCATGTAAAACAGATTCGTTAACAACATCTGCAATAGCCAAGTCCACTTCCTGTGTCATTGACATCTCACGGTACTTTTGAATTAAAAGATTTTCATCCTTTGCATCAATGTCCGTATTTAAATAAGTTCCAACAAACCCACCACCTTCGACATAAGTAATCGCACCGTCATCGTTCTCTGGTGTTATGAATGTACCAACGTCCTTCTTAGATTTCTTTGAAAGTGTGAATCCAAATATATCGAATGCCATAAAATATTACCTTTACTTAATTATTAAAGTGAAGGGGGAGCGAACTCCCCCTCGTCAAAATTAGAAGTTGAATCCAACCTGAACTGGCCCGATCTTGATATTTCCACCACCGGAAATATCTATACCAGAACCACCTTGAGCACCATCACCAGCTTGACTATCAATTGTGAAATAGTTAACTGCAAATGTTACTTCAAACTCTTCGACACTATCATTAGTATCAGCATCAAGAGTAATTGCTGCTGCGGTTATTGGAAAACATTCCATTCGATAAGTACGAATGATATTGTTTTGACGATCCAACTGTGAAACAGAAGCTTGACCATAGTAACCGATATCGTTACTGTCAAAGTCAGAGTAGTTAGCAGTATGGGCTTGAATTCTACCCATCCAACCTTCCAATGCTGAACGATTCTGCCAATCAGTATCATTCAGTAATGTAATACTCCAATCTTCAAATGTTCTGTCGCCAGGCACTTGAAGTTTTCGACCACGATAAGGAACTTCAACCTTTCCAATTGTAGAAGCTGGAATGGTTGTTGCTTTACACAAAAACTCTAAATCTGTGAAGAGTTCTGGTGCTCCATTAATACTTACTCTAAATAAATTAGGTCTTACTCCACCTTTAAACCTTGCTGCAAAATCTGAAATAGTAGGCATTTCTTGTTACTCCTTTAATTTATGTATGTATTTATAATACCTTAACCGCCGATTTCTGAAAAAGATACATCAGTTCTAGCAGCAATGAAGTTAAGTTGAATGAAGTTAATAGACCTTGCTGGTTTGATATAAATATCTCCAACAAAATTATTAGTATCAATAACTTGACCAGTATTATTTGAACTGTCACAAACTACCTTAAAGTCAGTAATACCTCTTCGACCTTGAACATCTCTCAAGAATGGAGAAACGATATTTACAAACTGAGCTCGTGTGAATTCGTCATTGAACTCAAACAACAATGCTTTAGCAGCAATTGCGATTGCTTTCTCAAGAACGATAAATAATCTACGAACATTGATTCTATCAAATGCACTAGGCAGAACTTGCATAGTTTTATCACCGAAAAGAAGTACACCAGCACCTCTTGGGGTGATTAGTGGATTAACACCAATTTGATACATTACATCACGGTTAGCTTTGTTTGCT